GTGTCACCCGTCGCGTAGCTTGCGCCCGCCGCGCCGCCAGGGTAGAACACTGAATCCATCGAGAGCGTGGACAGTGGCGTGTTCGGCAGGCCCGGGCCGATCAGGCCCATGTGGCCAAGGCTGATGGGGACTGCATTCGAGACTGGTCCGGTGATTGGGTTGATCGAGAAGGAGCTTTGATGCACCAGCGGGTTGAACACGTCGATCACGATCACGGCACCCGCACCCTGTTCCTGGATGTCCACCAGTGCACCCGGGATCGTGTAGCCGGCAATGACCTTTCCGAACTTCGACGCCTGATTCTGCGACGTCACTAGCGTCGGGGCATTGACGCCGGGGCCGGTGCCCGAAGGGACGGACCACTGCGGAGCGGAGCCGATCAGCCCGATAACGGCAGAGTTGACGACCTGGACAGTTACGCCGCCGTTCGAGACCTCAGTTACGGTGATCCCATGAAAGAAGGCCATTTGAGTTACTCCTTACCCGCCATTCAGCGGTGAGGTTTGTCCCGGCGTGACGATAACCTGATCGCCAGACGGCTGAACGTTCACTATCTCTTTGATCAGGTTCGCCAGTGCATATTGTGGCAGAAGTTTCGGCCGGAGGGTTACGACATTAAGCGTCATATCGTAGAGCCACACGCGGCCTTGCGAGTCCTGCTCGTTGAACCGTTCTTCGGTGAAGTAGGCGTTGCGGCAGCCCTGCGGCTGGAAGCCTTCAAGCGCGGCCTCGATGGCGTCGATCAGGGCATACACGGAACCTGCTCCGCTCAATGCCCATGCGGTTTGCCGCGCTTCGACGTGCACCTTGAACTGAAGGGTGCGCTCCTGGACCATGGACGACGTTGCGAGCGGCTTTGAGAAAGTCGTATTGCTGTAGGAGATCAGCACGAACGCGATCTTGGTCAGATCGGCCCACCAGGTGTCGAGATCGAAGTTGGGGAAAACGTAGATGGGGATTGATAAGACAGGAGACAGCGCGGCGAAGAAGCTGGTCAGCTGCGCGGCAATCTGATTTTGGATGGTGTCGACCGTAAGGGACGCGGATTCCGTGCGCCCCGCCCATGCGGTGGGGTCGATGACAACCGGAAGCGATCCATAGGGCGGCAGTGGCATTTCTGTTTAGGCGACTCCCAATTCCTGCGACATCTTGTTGGCCGAAGCGGCTTTCTTCTGCGCGATCTTCATGTGCTCTGAGGCTCCCATCGGCAGGCCGTCGCGAAAAGAGCGTGCGGCATCCTGGAAGTGGTCCGCGGCATCACGGTGCATCGATTGCGCCTGAAGGTGCTGCGCTTTCTGGTCGACGGTCAGGGTTGCCGGCTGTGTCCCTTCGCGGTAATACCCGTACGCCTTGCTCGAATGCTTGTCGGCCATCTCGCGGTGGTGCATGGCGTGCGCGGTAGCCAGGTGCATCTGCTCATCGTTCTTGCCGTCACTCTTCGCGGATTTCGCGACCCGGCAAAGGTGGCAGCGGCAGCTGGTGACGTGCTTGGCGATCGATCCTGCGCGGTCGTGATTGATGGTTCCGAACATGTCTTACCTCGAATGTGGCAGCACGATCTCTACGCCAAAGTTCATCTTGCTCTGCCGCTGGGGATAGCTACCGGTGATCACCAGCGTCCGGTGGTTGATCCAGGCCTCTTGCACCAGGCCGCTAAGGGTGTTCTGTGCCGTGGGCCCGCATGCGCCCTGGATTGCATTTTCGACCGCATCGGCCAGGTTATTGAGGTTCGAGATGGCGGTTTCGTCGGGGACTTCGCCCTGCATCGAGACGACCGAGAGGTTGCACAGGAGTGACACTTTCGCGGGTGCGAACCGGACGCTGCGGTCGTAGATTTCTCCGGTCTCGAGCATGAAGAACGCCGGGTACTGCTCCGCGGCAAGCTGTGAATCAGGAACGGGGCGCCGCCCACCGTAGTTGAACGGCTTGCCCGTGCCCAGCAGCGCGGCAGAGAGCTGTGTGAAGAAAGCGGAGTAAATCGCCTCTCTGCCTAAGGCCATAATCCACCCCACTCTGGAATATCGACCGTCTGGCCAGCGAGCGCGTGCGTGCAATCAGCAAGAAACTGGATGCGTCCATCAGTTACAAAGGAATGGCAAATCGGAACAGTGGGATTCAAACCGCCAACGTTGTAAAGAATTGAGGGCTGCAGTGTTGGTGTCTCCAGTGAGCCATTCCACTGCCAGGCGTGCGAACCTTCGACGGGAACCACGTGCGCAGTATTGCACCCGGGGCAATGAAATCCGATGTGGCCGGCGGAGACTTTTTCCAGTTTCGCCATTACTCACCCGCCTCCTTGAGCGCTTCATTGATCGCCTCGTGCAACTGGTTCTCAATCCAGTCTCGGTTCGCATCGCGGGTCGGCCCAACGGTCGGCCGTGCAGGGATCGTCACTGAATCGACCAGCACGAACAGCGGGAACAGCTGACCGTCTCTGGTGCCGTACATGATCTTGCCGCGCACAAACGTTTTGTAACCGGCCGCCTCGGCATCACGGGGGCTGAACCGTGCGACGCCGGCATCGGTCAGCGCGGCATCGAGCGGGATTGCCAGGTGCTGCGCTGTCTTCGGCGTGATGGTGGCGCCGAACTCCTGAACGGGCGGGTAAGGCAGGCCTTGGCCGACCAGCAGGCCGCCGCGCAAACCATATTCGTCTTCTTCGACCGCCATCATGGCGCCGGACCGCCGCATGTCACCGCTGCGCACATGGAGGCCTGATTCTTCGAAGTGCTCCCGGTAGTATGTCGCAAGGTGCTCACCGACAATGCCCAACCTCTTCCGCGCAGAGCGGCGCACGGCCGGGCCAAGATTCTTCACTTTGGCCGCGATCGTGTCTTTGCCCTGAATGGAGAAGTTGATCATCGTTAGCTCAGCGTGACTCCGACGTTGGTGGTCGAGTACCAGATGCCATTGAAGGCGCGGAAGGTGATCGCGTTGCCGATGGCCGCGGCAAAGGTCGCGATATGGAGCGAACCATTGATCTTGTTCGCCGGCGTGGTGACGGTGTGAGCCGCAGCCGTGGTCGAGATGAACGAAATAGTCATGCCGTCCTGACCGCCGGCCGAAGGCGCGCCCGCGATCGGAGCCGCCATGGTCAGCGCAGCAGCCGAAGCGTCGGTGATCATCACCAACCCGGGAGCAGTAACGGCGCCCGATACGGCAGCGGCCGTGACCGGTTCCTGGACCGCAACAACCTGCAGCTGTGTCGTGTTGAAGGGCGGCGTAGTCGGCGCCGTATTGGCCACCAGGCCGTTATCGACCAGCGACGTCGCGGTCAGGTTCGACGCGATCAGTCCTTGCGCCGCGCCACCGACGGTGCGGTAGACGTCGTACGTCACCGGCGTCTGCGCACCCTGGTTTTGCGGAGCCGTCCAGCTGATCGTGTTGAAGGCCGTAGCCGACAGCGTAGCCGCGCCGACCGTGGTCGAAGTGGCTGCTGATGGAGCAACGCCGCCATTGGTCTTCGCGACCACCACATAGGTTTGCGTGGTAGCGCTGCCGCCGGTGGGCGTGACGGTAACCACGGGAGGAACGATCGGGTTCGCCAGAGCCGATGCAAGCAATGCTGCAATGACGTCGGACTGCTGAGCCGATGGGCTAGGAAGCTGGAGGTTTGCCATGATTGAAAAGTCTCCCTTCGATTACCTGAAGCTGGTTACTGCAATGCGCAAAGAAGTACGGCGCCCTGCATCGGCGCGAGGTAGAACGTGATCTGCCTTCCGAGTTGCGTGTAATCTGTGCCCAGAAACTGCAGGATGCCCCCCTGCCAGATGTTGAATAGGGCAGACGGCGATGGATTGAACGGCAGATAGAAGATTTGGTTGGTGCCGTCCGCGACGCCCACCAGTTGGCTTATCGTGCCGCTCGATGGATTGGTCGGCGGCGGCGCGCTGGCGAAGCGCACGAATCCGTCCGCAAACAGGCGCGCGATCTGATTGGGATCGCTCACCGTGAACGCTCCGCTCGATACGGGATAGTTCACCCCAAGGACCGTAACCGAAGTTACGCCCGCGGGTGCCGCGAACGTTACGCTCATTTCTCATCCTTCAGCACTTCCTGTGCCTGCTCTTCCACGGTCACTTCGTTCGCGGCACGTTCTTTGTCGGCCTCTTCGGCAGAGGCGCCATGGTTCTTGTCAAGCGGGCCGCCGTGGCCGGATCGAGCGGCGTCAGGCCGCCATTGTCGGTCGTAGTGCTCATTGGACCCCCATCCCTTCTGTCGGAAACACTTCCCGGTATGGCTTGATTTTGTCGATCGTGGACGGAAGCGCGCCCTTCAGGAAGTAATTGACTCGATCAGGGCCCACACCCGAGCTGGTGTCGCCAACCCGGGTGCGGTTCTTGAATAACAACGCACTCTGCTCAAGGCACGCTTCGACAAGGCTGTAAGGTGCAAGGGATGCCAGCGCGGGCAGCGTCGGCACCGGGCCCAGGCAGAGCCACATGACGCCGTTGTCGTTGGTGACACTGTTGGTCAAGATCAGCCAGGCTGGCGCGCCAGAGCCGCTGGTGCCTGAGTTGATGGCTTGATAAACGTACCCCGCGTTCTGGACCTGCTGGTTCTGAGTTACACCGCCGGCACTTACCCATGCGGGCAATGCCAGGAGCTGAAGCTGGCCAGGGGTGATATATCCGGCGGTGTAGTTCAGTGTCACGTTCTGCTTGCCTTCCGGGAAACAGTTTGCGAAGAACCCGCTGTGCAGGTTGATGAACCACTTGTCGTTTGTAAGCGCCGGCACCTGGCTTCCGTTGGCCGGCAGGATGGTGGTCCCTGGCTGGCCGAAGTTCGGCGTGATCACGACAGACTGGACGGAGATGATGGGATAGACAAGGGTACGGATCGAGTCGCGGCCGTTGCCGTTCCTGACCTCGGAGAACTGGCCAACTGCGACCGAACGCGATAAGTAGCGGTTGATCCCATCCGAAACTGCCGTGATGATCCTGATCAGCGGACCGTCAGACGCGGTAGTCGCGGCCAAAGTCGGACTGATGAAGTTCTTCAGATCCGTCAATGTGGTCAGGTCTACCGCGTTCGGCATTGGAGATCAACCCCTTGCGTTTCTAAGTCGTTGCATCTGGATCAAGCGCCGGGCGGGTGCCCGTGCTCTTGATCGCCTGGCCCATTTCTTCCGACACCGTGATCGCGCCCGTAATGCGGAAGCCGATTGCTTCAAGGCGCGGGACGAAGTTGTCGGGCACCGTGACGATCCCGTCCTTGTTCTTCTTGAAATTCTGTTGCTCTACGCTGACTTGGTCGACGTCTTTCGGTGCAAGCATCTTCACCATTGGTTTCGTATCTCCTCATCTCAAAAATGGGGCTGCTGAGTGATTAACTCTTGGCAGCCCCAAGTTAAACCTCGGCTTCGGGTTAGATAGTCGGGGTTCCGTTTGGTGAATTGATGTTCGACAGCACCGCAAAGGCCGGCAGGAAGTAACCGGAGAACACCTCGTCGACATACACGCCGTACTCGTACCGGCGGGTACGCGGCGGCCAGTCGATCTGGGTGTAATCCATCCGGGTCCTGACCTCGAGGATGTTTGCCACGCCCGACAGCTCGTATGGGCAGTTGTCGGACCAGAAGATGATGGTGCCCGGCGGCAGATACGGGTGAATCTCGATGTCGAGCGTGTTGCCGTAGTACTTGTTGAGATACGACGTCACGCGCCGGCCGGCCACGATGCGCCCGCTGGCCTGATCAGCTTCGAACGTGATGCGGAACAGTTGCGTTGCCGCGGAGCCAAGCAGCGGAGCCAGCTGCGCCACGATATCGGCCGAACTCATCAGGATCCGGTTGAACCCGATCTTGTACTTGTCATAGGCGGTCTGGAGCACATCGTCGAACTCCGCGATGTTGACGCCGCTCACGGTCAGGCCGGTATTGCCGCTCGCGCCGGTGAACGTAATCGAACCGCTCGACGCCAGCGCCAGGGTGCCGCTCGAAACGGACGGGAGCGTCGGATTGGTCTGCATCGCCGTGCCGGGCGCCGAGCCGAACACGCTGCCGTACATCTGCGACAGAATGCCGTCCGGCACCAGCGGATTGGTCGAGTTGTCCTGGTAGGCGCTTGCAACCTGAAGAGCCGTGATGAGCTGGTTTGTGCTCGACGGCACTGCGGAAAATTTAACCTGGTTGCCAGATGTAATGGCCTGCAGGCGGGTTGCGCCGGTCGTGGTGCCGAAGTACCAGGCGTACGCGACGGCGTTTGCCACCGGCGTTACGGTCGCGGTGATGACCTGACCAGCGGTCGGCGTGATGGTGGCTTGCGCCGAGGGCTGCGCTGATCCGCCGCCGAAGG